AACAAAAGCCCATATACGAGATAGCTAAACTAGCCGGGGTATCTTATGCGTTCGTCCAACATAAAGCGTTACGAATGGGTCTTAAGTGTTTTAACTCCAAAGTAGTTTCAGCCCCAAAAACCGAAATTATGAAAGGTGAATTCTTCCAGGAATGGGAGCATGAGGATTGGCTAATAGGCCCACCCAGATCCGCACACACGTGCCGGATAATTGAAAAGCTTACCTTATCGCAGTCTCAAAAACTTTCGGATTCCACCCCTGGTCATACACGATCCAGACCAAACGGTCGGGGTTTGTATCTGAAAAGTAATAAGTAAGGGAAAATTTACCATTAGTGAAGTCATAGCCGTGAATAATATCAGCCATTACCGGTCTATCCCCCTGGTAAAAATTAACATTAATAGACTTCAAATCCTTCGGGTTTTCACAAGTGAAAGTAACAGGGACTTTAATTATACACGGAGCCTTACTGCAGCTTAGTAGGACTAAACACAGAATAAGGAATTTCAATATATTCGCCACAGGTTACGGATTTAGATAATTGAATAGATATTTTAATTTCTACGACATTGCCGTCGGGGACCCTTTGGGAGCTTAACCCGAGTGGAAGTAAAATAATTAGGAATAAAAGTCGTTTCATATATTGCTATTGTCTTTTTCTTTAGAAACCTCAAAATCGTAAACCTCAAATACCTCACCCTCGTAGCTTAATCTGAACTTTAAAACCTTCCCTGGTAAATAAACAATCCCTACCAACATTCCCGGGATTTGTTCAGGATCGGTTTTGATGTAAAATATCTCACCCCACTCCAAATCTGTTTTTATACTTATAGGCATTATTTATGAATTAAAAGTCTATATCTAACTCCGACTATATAATTATCACAATATTCAGGGGCATGACTAAATGAAGTGTACTTTACGTTATTATAAGTATCTCTCCATGTTATTTTACACCCAGCTTCCTCGCTGTTTCTATAATACGGCTCCATTGCAATTATTTCTGCAATAACCATATCAACCTGGATTGATCTTTCAATAGCACAACTGCGTAAGCAACTAAGAAGGAATATAATAATTAAGTACTTTCCCATTTCGTTTGAATTTCCCTGATTTTACTTTACCTACCCTTGCCATTTCATTAAGCCTACTGCTTGCCTGGCTCAGCGAAAGCCCGGTTTGTTTAGCCACATCCTCAACCGTAAAAGCATTTTCCGGCTTTTCCTGGTAGATCACAAAGTTTTTACTAATAAATTCACTTGCTTTCTTACTCATTTTATTCATAAAATTATTTTGGCGAACTAGATAATATGAACTTTCGTTGGTTTACTGTCAAAGCTGGCTTTCTCTTCCTCCCCACAGCCCCGCATTTGCACCTGAATTGCTCATAAGCGTTTACTGTGGTATAGTAAAGTTTCCCCTCATCCTTTAATTCTTTAGACCCGCAAGATGGACACCGATGGTTGTGTTCGTCAAGTATAAAAAGCCCAATATTTGGGTGTGGCTTGATCCAGGGTCGGAGCCTTAAATAAGTGTCTTCTAATATTCGAACATCCTGGATGTTATATTTCTCCATTTCTTTAAGAGCTTTCTCATCCCCTTGATAACATTTGTTCCACATTTCCTGACCGTCATTAGGCTGTTTACGGGGCAAATTGAGGATCTGATTTACGAAGTCCAGTTTGTTATGCGAGAAGGCAAACTGCTTCCTGATGGTCTTTAAAGTGTCTATGGATTGATACGGGAGGGGAGGGTCTAACTTGTGAACTATAAACCTTGTGTTAAGGCGGGGAAGGTCGAATTTGTCCCCATTGTGAGCAATGACTACATCGGCTTCATTTAATAAAGCCCAGATGCCTTTCATTATCCTTTTGTCGTCTTGCCTTAACGCCTCCTTACCCGTGAGCCGCCCGGAATAAACCTTGTTTTCAAAGAGCCATTTCGCTGACCACGTTAAGCAAAACCATTCAGAAACAACCTGAGCCGGGTTTATATTCTGGTTCCATACGTCCCAAACAAACCCTAAAATGGGGGCAGTTTCAATGTCAATAATTAATATCTTCAGCCTGAATAATTCGTCAATAGAATTTTTTGGCATATATGATTTTAAACAGAAATTTCAAAGTGCATCCAGTCGTAATCTTTCTCCGGTCCATAACCTATAAATCCATGCTTATAAAAAATACTAACCATTTTCTTGTACTCGGGTTTGCTAAATTGAGCAGTTGGTTTTTTTACTTTTAAGCCGTTTCGTTCAGGGTCCAGGTCAATAGCAATCCCCCAGGAGTGACGGGACCATCTTGTCCCGCCTCGCATTTTTCTAAAATTGTAACACCCCCCGAAAAGGTCAATACCTAACCGTTGGATTTCGTCAAGCCCGTAAATATCTAAAAGGTCATTAAAGACATTTATGAAATTCGCAGCTACAAGCTTATGGCATTGCATTTTTGTTACTGACTTTGACAAGTCCCATGCAATCCGCATATGGTAAGGCAGAACGATAACTTTTAAATTCTCCCCCGGCTCACCGTATTTGGATAATATTTGCGAATCAGTCATCATAATTCAATTCCGTCCGCTTCTGCTGCCTCCTGAATTGGCTCCAAAAAGATTCCTATTGAATAATCATCCAATTTTGTTTTAGTCCTTTTGGCTAAATCGCTAATCAATAGAAAAAACGAACTACCTGCTTTTAAAAACTGTTCGTAAACTTCTGGGGGGTTGTTAGATTTGATCTTAACTAATAGTTCTGTGATCTTAGTCTTACCCGCTTCTTTTGCTGCGCTCATAAATATTTGAGCAATTATATCTGACATATATTTTTAGTTTTCTTTTTTAAATTCACCATCACTGTTAGTGAGTAGATTTTTCAGTATATACCCTGCCGCTGCAGCCAAGCCTACTCTTGCAGCATCTAATAGCTCGGTAGGTGTAGGCCACCCACTTACAATAATGTTATAAATTGTCAATAGAGCTGCGCTCAAAAAAGCAGTAATAATCCCTTTAACTGCATCATTTACGTTTAAACCAAGAAACTTACTTCGTAATTTACTTTTGGGCATTTTTTTTGTTTTTTAGTTCTTTATATATTTTTATTCCGTTATAAATAAATGTTGTTGCTGTAGCCATCCCGGCTAATATCATTAGAATCTCATTGCCAGTTATAGCAGATAAGAATACCGCAATCCCGTTTATTTTAAAACTCACTAAATCTATCATTTCGTTAAAGTTGTTAATGTTACTTCATTAGAGCTGTTGTAAATTGGCATTGTTCTGTAGTTGTTTTTTATCGTTGCGGTTAGTGTGTATGTCCCACCAGGGATAGTTTTTAGCCATGTTTCTGAGACATTATGTACCCCGGGAAGTTTCAAATAAGGATTCCAATTTGACGTAAACGTGAACACCTGAGTCCCTTTTAAAGAGTATATAAGTTGATAAGCCTCATAACACGGAGCATTGCCGAAATTCGTCAAGGAAAGAGAAATGCTTATCCCGTCTGTATTAAATTTTACTTTCCCTGAATCAATAGAAATCTTATATCCCGCTAATGCTTCCGCCTGACGTAAATAACTCATTGAAGTGGCATCCGGGGTGTAATTACCATTACCTATTGAAGCGGCGTGATAAAAAGTTATTTGCCTTGTCAGGTCAGAAAGATTAGACCCCGGTCCCATTGGTTCCCCGACCCAGGGAGCAAACTTCCACCTCTCCATAATGATACTTTTGAACGGGCCTGAAGCCCCCCATGATCTATTGTTATTCTCTAAATAGTCCTTAATATATCCATCAGTCGCACCCCATTGGTCCCTTCGTATTCCTAAAAATCCTTTGTTGTTTCTTGCAGTTAAAGCATAATAAGTAACTTCAGAAGGTGTACGTGTGTTTTGAAGCCAGTCAGCATCCAAAGCCCCTAAAAGCATTACTAATTGAATATCTGGGAAAGCTTTAATATGGGAATCAATAAATCGTTTATAAGTATAAACAGTTGGCTTAACAGGAAGGAAGCTAATATCATCTGTAATATTAGCCATGTGCCATTCACCCCATTGACCATACCCCCTAATATCAATATAATTAATTCTATCACCCCATCCTTTTTCATTTAAGTGTCTGTTTACAGTAAACAGTAAACTGTCAAACCTGTCCAGCAAGTAAGTAGAATTCCAATTAGGAACCCACTGGCCATTTGTCGAAAAATCTTTGACACTTGACCGCTGCATTGAATCATGAAGATATTTAGGATAACGGGACGAAGACCCATTTATAAACTCTTCAGAAAGGAAGTTGTCAGAATCACAAAGAATCATTATCCCAAATGAGAACTTAGCCCCTGCAGAAAAAGCTTTTAACGCCTCCTGGTCAAACCTGGTCCAATCATAAACGCCTTTACTTTTTTCAATATCCAGCCACACAAAACGAAAATAAGCGTCTTTAAAGCCACCGCCGAAATTTGTATAATTCTGATAATTCCACGCTTCAAATCCGGCGAAATTCCTTTGCCTGTACGAAAAGCTTTTAGGGATAAAAAATGACGTTCCCGCAGAAGATTTGGGTGGAAGTTTAACCCTTGTTTGGGTAAACGTGTATTGGTGTTTTATAATCACTGCACTATCTACTCCAAATCTAACGGTGTCTGTTTGCCCTATGGATAAGGTATGGAATAATAAAAAAAAAGCTATGAATAGAATATAATTCATAAAATTCACTATGGTAATGCTACTCTTAAATGTTGCCCCTGTGCTGTAATCCAGGCAATTTGTATTAAATTCCACCTGATTATTCCTTCTGAATATACAGTACAATACTCCACTTCATCGCTGATTTTCCTTATTGTAAAATGTCCCGAAGGTGTGCCGTATGTATCAATAAGTGTATATACTGTATCGTCGTATGTTACAAATGTGTTTGCGCTTTGGATTGCTCTTAATGCCATTATAAATCGTTTTCGTGAGTAATTCTTAAACCTGCTGCATCAATATAAATTATCCGTGCAAGTGACCCTAAACTCTTTAATATCTTAGCTGATGGTGCATACATTATAGAGGCAGCCGGAGGCACTTGTGTGCTGTGCGTTGCTACCAATGTGCCATTTAAATAAAACTTTGCAACCTGGTTATAAAGTTCAATCGCTAAGTCGTATTCTGTATCTGCTGCTACAGTTGTTACCGTTGAAGTTGTTTGCGGGGTTACGTTATTATGAGAAGTGCAATTCCATACACCACTATTCTCTGTGTCAGTGTAAGTAAAATAGATAGCATTTGATACTGAGTTATCTATCTGAAACCCTATGAATATTTTATACGTTTCTGAACCATCGCTAAGGTCGTTAATAATTACGTTTTTAAATTCGCATCTATAATAATAATCGTTATCAACCTTGCCCATTTGATTCTGGTTGGTTGCACCATAACCTCCGCTTAAAACCGCTTTACCCGTAGATGTTGTTCCTGTAGTTAATTCTGCATAACCGTAACCAGTAGCCCCTGAAATCGTCGAAGCATTTGTAGTTGCGGAAGCATTAGCACCTGTTCCCGAAGCCAATTCAAACATAAACGTCGAACCTGTAGTATTTGTTTGGGAACCTTGAAATTCATCATACCAGAAATAACGTGGTATAATTGTCGTCGAACCTGCAACGGTTAAGGCATCAGTCATAAATCCCTTAGTAAGGCTAGGGGCACCCATAAAAGAAGATAATTCATCTGCACGTATTGTCTCTACCCCACCATTAGCCCGTCTTCTTAATAAAATATCTACACCTAATGTATCAGTCATTGAGTTAGCAGCACCGATATTAACCGTGTCAGTAGTAACTAAGTTTCCTAAAACTTTTAATACATCTGACGACGACCAGGTATTTGCAGAACCAACAGAAGGACCGATAACCATATTCCCCCCGTGATAGCTTCGTTCTACCCTTGTGGTATCAAACAAAAAGTAAGCTGAATCGATGCGTGGGGTGAAACTCTGATTAGATGGAGCCAATACGTAACTTTTAGCAATATAGCTGGAGGCACTTGTTACACTTCCTGTGCCGTAATAAACAAAACCGCCCATGATACTATCGGCACCCATTGCCAGATAAGAATTAAACCCTCCTAAGTGCCCATTAATATAAACATAATTGCTTCCTGTGTTATTTAAATATGTTGTTGATAGTGTTGCATATTCTCCGTAAGCCCTGGAAAGATTCTGACCCGTTCCGTGAGAAGCCCTTGCACCTTGTCGGCCTGCTCCTCTGGGAGCTAGTTCATTTACTATTTGAAACGAATTATTATAATCCCCGCTTTCCGTTCTAAAAGACATTGTATCTAACCAATTCCATCTTAACCAAAAGCTATGTCCAAAAACTTTTTGAGTTCTTAGAATTCCACTATTCAAATAAATCTCCCTTCGTGCGAATATCCCACTCCAGGGCATTGCTGCCGTTGGTGGGTCAACATCATTTGCCGTTAAAGTATCTGCACTTAAAAATTGATTAGGTGAAAACGTTTCCTGCCCGAAATCCCATGAAGCCCCACCAGGGTCAACCAAATCAGAAATAGTACCATTAACCCAAATCATTCCTTTCCGGTTTGTATTTACCGTTCTATCTGAAGTAAATCCAGTGGCAGGGGATGCAATTAAACCGCCTAAATTAACCGCCCCCCCTGTTATGGTTATTCCTTCACCTGCCGTTCCTGAGCCGCCTGCATCCTGCTCCCAAACAAGATTAACCGTGTGCCAGAAGTATGTAACATTCCCTTTACGTGCTATAAACGGTACAGTCTGTAAATTGGAAGGAACCGTAAATGTATCAGTAGGTAACCCCATCAAGTCCCTTACTTTAAGTTTATTAAAATCATAGCCATAGGTATTTACATACTGTAACGTCTGGCCATACCCCAAAAACCCAATTAAAAGAAATAATAATAAAAATATTTTCTTCATGTTCCGTAATATAAAATGTCTAATTGTTCGTCAGTAATCAAAGCATCCCCTGTTTGTAAAATAAAGCTCCCATCACCTACAATCCCCTGTCCGCTTCCGGCATCTACCGTCCCCACCTGGATCTTTTCGCTGTCAGTAGGTGCAACTGCTATTGCTCTTTTATAAGCCATTGCCCTCCAGAGAGCCAGAATATATTTTCCAGAAAGAGAAGGAATAGAAATGGTATTCCCTTCTGCCCCCGTTGCTGTGTATTTATAAATTTTAGTTCGTGCCATGTCTATAGTTTGAGGAAATTCTACATCATCAGCAGGGACCAAACATGAATCCCCGTTAAATTCAGTAGAAAGTGTTATGTCAATAAAAACCCCTGCAACCATGTCCCCTAAACTTTCTGTGACCGGATTGGTCGGAGTTACATCACCCACAATCCAGTCGTCCTGATAAAGAGGATTTAAAAGCATCGAAACGAAATCACTTGCGACCAAGTCCATGTCACTCAAAACTTCTGTTTCGTTCTCTTCTGTCCTTTCAGCTACATGAACCAGGTCTAAGAAGTAGAGACGAAAAGTATAGTTCTGAATATGGTTAATCCTGTCTATACTTCCCGGCAAAAGCACACAAAAGCACCCCGGGAAAGTAATATCTGTCTGAGTGTCGAACTCAGGTTCATCCCCAAAGTAGAAATGATTAATTTGCCTGTGGCTTAGTGCTAGGCTTCTTAATCTGCTTTGTATTGTGTTTAGGGTCATTTAGTTTTGATTGCTCTTTTAAATATATCTTTAGCTTTTCTAAATTTTTTTTAGTAATATTTTTCGCCATATTTGTCGTTACAATTACAATTATTTTTATCAGGGTGTGGACAATAGTCGTGATCTCCTAAATAAATAGGCATCGTAAACGCTGAATTTTCAGGGATGATGGTATCTATCCCACTTCCGGGGTCTAAGTACTCAGGTAAAAAAGATTCGCTGGCATATTGTTTCAAATACTTAGTTAGTCTTTCGCCATACCATTCGGCTCTTATTCTATAATGATTAGCCAAATCAATTAATTCACTCATTGAAGGGAGCTCGGTTTCGGTCCCTTGTTTTCTTATGACTCCTTTGTTCCAGAACTGATAAGAAATTGGTATAGGAAGAGAAGCAAGTGTGTAGTACATCAACGGATCTACGATATAAGAATCTAAAAGTGTTTTGTAATCACCTGTAATTCCGCTTACGTTTACATCTGCCAGTAATCTGTTATAAAGGGCTGTTCCCAAAATTGGGTGTATATACATATCCTGCGAAGTCTTAATTTCAGGGTATAAAAGTTTAGGATCTATATTACCATGTATAGCCGTCCTTTCTTTGATCATCGTATCGCTGATAAGAAGTATATTAAGACTCATATTTTACCTCTTTAACCTGTAATTTTTTCCTTATTTCGTTCATCTTATTATGCAAAATTTGATGCTTAGAAATGATAACTTCCTTAGCCGCCTCATATTCGTTTTTGCCATCATTTACCTTCTTATCAAATTCCTTCAATAAGTTTTCGTCTTTTATATGTTCCCTGATTCGCATACTAAAAATGATTTTACTATCATTAAACATTCATCGTCATCCTTACTTATTCTTGTTTTTTCATCCCTAATCTCATGTTTAAACCAACCACTTCCTCCCGCTGGAATTGGAGCGGGCGGTGTTGCTGTAACCCCCGCAGCCATTCCCAAATTCATTATAAGACTAAGTAGCATAGTTATTTATCTTGGGAATGGGACAACCCCCATTCCTATTACGTCTTGCAATACTTCAGCCGCTACCCCTGCCACAAAATCCCCGCTTGTCGTAAACGTATGTACGGTAAACGAGCCATCTGTTGTTATTGCCCCGCCTGTTGCCCCTGATAAATCTGCGGTTAGGTATCTTATCTCTACGCCACCGGGGCCACCATTACCTGCTGTTGTTCCTGTATCGTCACCACCCCCGCCACCTCCATACGTTCCGCCTACAGGTGTTACCGTATCCCCTGTCCCACCAGAACCACCACCACCTCTTGTACTATTTACTGTCGCACCTGCCCCATTTGCACCTGCTCCCGTTAAACCAGTTCCACCACCACCACCTGCCGTAGTTCCCGCACCTGCACCTCTACCGCCGCCGCCACCTCCACCTGTAGATGAAATACCGTTTACTGCACCCTGACTACCTGCGCCACCTGCTGCTGAATATCCCCCTGCGCCACCGCCTCCACCCGATGTTGTAGAACCCGTACCCGTTGCACCTGCACCACCAGTACCACCTGTTATCGTTCCTGCAATCGTTGTACTCGTCCCATTTTGTGCATTTGGTGCGCCCACCGTTCCGCCACCACCACCTGCTGCTCTTAATATCGGACTACCACCTCTGTCAATACTCGAAAACCCCCCGCTACCGCCTGTTGCCCCACCACCTTGCCCTGCCGTCCCAACTGTAACAGTAAGGGTTTCACCAACGGTAACAACCATTACAGAATCTTGCCTTAAATCCCCGCCACTAGCTCCGCCACCTGCCGAAGTAGTTGACGAGCCTTCACCACCTGCACCTATTACTCTTGCTATCGTATTTACTGTTGCCAATTATTATCCTATTGCTATTGTGAAATAAGTTATGATTACAGAAATACTTCCGGTTACTGGGTCTTCGCAAGTCATACGTAATTCTTGGTCAGATGCTCCGATACCAATAATGCCCCCACCGCTACCTTCTACAACACCTGAACCAGCAGCTATGCCAGGATGAAACAATATAATCCCTGCTGCATCTGCGGCGGGAGTATTTGCTGTGCCAAATCCTATTCTTACTGATACATCTACTGTATTGGCCTTATCTGCCATTACTGAACATTTTGTAACGACAACAGAAGTACCTGCGGCTATTGTTCCTACTAATGATAAATCTGTTTGCGCTCCATCGGCATCTGTTATTTGTACATTCTGACTAAGAATATTTGGATGACCACCTAAAACAAATTGCACCCCATTTCTCATAAAGGCCGCATTTGTTCTGTCATTGGCCGCTACTGCTGTTGGTGTTGCCCCTAAATCAAGAGCCTTACCGCCTACTTTTACCGGATTGCCGCTATCTACTGCATCGTGGGCTGTACCACCACCAACTGCTAAAGCATCTACAGCACTTGCGCCCGTTTCATCAATTACACCTGCTGCTAATGTACCGTTACCTACCTGAACGTTTACCGGTGTTCCTATTGGAGCGTCAACAGTTATTGAATTGCCGGAATCGTTTATACCAACTTCATCCCATGTGCCTGATTGAGTAACCGCAATCGTAGCGTTATTGATTGTAACATCTCCAATATCAACGCCTGAATTTGCGCCAAGTGTTGTCCCGCTTGCGTCAACTTTATCAGTTGCAAAAACAAGATTCCTTACGTCTAAATCTGTTGCTGATATGCTATCTACAATAACGTGACCTATTACAGCATCTCCAGGAGCAATGTTTACTATATGCGCCCCCAATGAATCAATTAATGTGACTATTGCTGCTCCTGATGAAAAAAACGAAGCTCTTACCCTGAATTTTAAAAAGCCACCTATTTGCGCAATGAAATTACCAGTACCCGTAGTAGCATTTACAAAATTTCCTACCCCGCTTTGTACATCATGTGCAAACCAATTTGTATTGTCTATTGTAGATTCAAATTCTAATTGCCCCGTATAAGTGCCAGAAACATAAACCCCTACTGTGGCAACATTAGCGGTTAAAGTGATAGTAATTGCTTCCTCGTCGGCATCAATAGTTCCTGTTGTAGTCCCTGCGACGATAGGAAGTACCGTAATAACACCAGCAGAATCCGTTTTTATTACTCTTTTTGTAGTCCCTCCATCGTCTGAACCATACATTAAAATTGAATCAGAGGCACTAGTTAAATCCCTTATGTCTAAGTTTGTAGCAGAAACCGGAACGGGAGTTGCCCTTAATTCGGTATCAGTTAAAGCGTCTGTTTGTTGATTTGCTGCTGTTGCTGCTCCGGAAGGTAACGGTAATGAAGCTGCGGTAACAGGTAGCGGATCTGATGCACTTACCATAGTAGCTACTCCATCAACGCCAAATTCAATTTTTATTAATTGGTGTTGAGCTGCACCTACTTCATCGGTTGCTATAACGGCTCCTGAAGTATCTGGTATGTTTAGCGTAACATTATCTGCCATTATTTTTTGCTTTTGAAGTTATTTTACTTATCATCCCGTCCCTGTCTCTTGTTACCTGATGCACCCATTCTACTGGTTTTTTAATCTCATTTAATGTATCCAAAATCTCTTGTGCTAATCGTTCTAGTTTCTCCTGACTAAAAAATAACTTAGCTGGTTCTACTTTTATATTAGGAGGTTCAACTCTTACACTTGGAGCTGGAATACTTTTCACAGCAGAAACGAATCCTTCAATCTTCTTACCTAATTCTGCAATAGCTTTAATAGTCTCAGGAGTGCCATCTATAGGCTTTATTTTATTAAATGCCTCTAATAATTCTTTGTGCCTTTTTGATTGAAGTACGACGTTCATTGCTACGCTTGTTTCCATATTAAATCACTTAATTCTTTTAAACTATTAAGATCATCTAAAACCTGTTCCCTGCTATATAAAGCCTCTTCTATTGCAAATGAATCCGCTTTTTCAAAATCACTATTATTTAAATCAGCTAATTCTAATTCGGGTTTCGTCACATGAACTCCATTTGGTTGTGATGCAAACTTTCCTTTCTTGATTACTATGTTGCTAACCCACCTGTGACGACATTCTTCTTTTTCGCCCCAGAATCCGCCTTTACGATCCCAAACCGAAAACCCAACCCTTTGTGAAATACTTTCTATTTCTGACCTTGTATAAAGTCTGTCCAATTCTATAAGCCTTTTACAAAAAGGTCGTGTAGTTTCGATGATAGGTTCTAAGCCTGGTTTTGGTTCGTATGAATATC